ATTTAGACGAGACACTTCATCACAGTGGACTCTGTATAATCCAATTCTTGCTCAAGGTGAAGCCGGATACGAATACGATACTGGTAAATTTAAAGTTGGTAACGGTGTTACTACTTGGAACTCACTACCTTATTCTTCTGGTGTAACTGGTCCAACAGGACCGCTTGGACCAACTGGTGCACAGTCAACCGTTACAGGTCCAACAGGTCCTACAGGGTCAACAGGTCCAACAGGTCCAGCTATTACTGGACCAACCGGAGCTGCATCTTTAGTTACAGGCCCTACAGGACCACAAGGCGTAACCGGTCCTACAGGCCCAACTGGGCCCACAGGAGCTACAGGCGCAGCATCAACCGTTACAGGTCCAACAGGACCGCTTGGACCAACTGGTCCACAAGGAACTTCTATAAATCTTAAAGGAAGCGTAGCTAATCCTGCAGCATTGCCTGTAGGAAGTAACTTAGTAAATGATGCTTACGTAGTAGATTCTGATGGCGATCTTTATGTTTGGAATGGCTCAGCTTGGCAAAGTGTAGGTCAAATTGTTGGCCCTCCTGGAGCAACAGGTGCTACTGGCGCTACCGGTGCAACTGGAGCTGCTTCAACAGTAGTTGGCCCTACAGGATCTGTTGGACCTACTGGACCTCAAGGAATAACGGGACCAACCGGCGCAGCATCTACTGTCACTGGCCCTACAGGTCCTTCTGGAGTTATCTCTGTAACTGGCCCTATAACTAATACTGGCACATCTACCTCTGCTGTTATTGGTATTACGCAATCATCTTTATCTATTGCTAATACTCAAGTTACCGGTCTTGGAACATCCTCCACCAAGAACATTCCAGCAACGGGTGACGCAACTACTTCACAGGTAGTTTACGGAACAGACACACGCCTTACAGATACTCGTACACCTACAGATAATACAGTAACTACAGTCAAGATCACTGACCTTAATGTGACCACAGGTAAGTTAGCAGACAGCGCGGTTACCACAGCTAAGATTACTGACCTTAACGTTACTACCTCTAAACTTGCAGACTTAAGCGTAACTGCTGCAAAACTTAACGGAGATGCTTTTAGTACTCTTGCCGCAAATTTAAACCAAAGCGTAGATGTAGTTGACGTATCCCCTCGTTATGGAAGTACCGTAGGTACCCCAACAAGCGGCACCGTTTACTTTACTATGTTTAGCCCGTTGTGGACTAAACAAATTTCTTCTATAAGCGTTTCTTCTGCAACCGTAGCTACTACTGGAGCTTCTCTAGTTAGATTCGGTCTGTACTCTATCTCTGGAAACACGGCTACATTACTTGCCCAAACTGCAAGTGATCCAACAATATTTAGCTCAACTAGTACCCTGTACACCCGCACCTTATCTACAAGCGGTGGGTACCCAGGAACCTATACCCTTGTTGCTGGAACTAGATACGCCATAGGCGTAGTGGTTATTGCTGCAACCCCAGGTTCTATCTATACTGCCTACAGCTCACCACCGTCAACTATAAGTTCTTTAAGTCCAAGAATTACGGGCTCTGTAGCCCTACAAACAGACCTACCATTAACCGTATCCTCATTTAACTCAAGCACGCTAGCTGCGTGGGGAAGGCTCTCATGAGCATAAGAAAAGAAAGCCTAGGAATAGATCCAGAATCTGGGGCAGAAAAGTTTGCGGTATATGATGGCGATACTTTGATTGGGTACGACTTAGCTTACGGAGATACAGATGTATGAGTATCGCGTAAAGCGAGTCACTAAGATAGTAGACGGCGATACCATAGATGTAGAGATTGATTTAGGGTTTGACATCAGCTACTCCCAAAGAGTACGCCTTAATGGTATAGACACTCCAGAAAGCCGCACTACAAACCTTGAAGAAAAGAAGCTTGGTCTTGAGGTTAAAGAGTATCTAAAGCACCGCCTAGACGGTAAGACAGACATTGTAATTAAGACTGAAAAGCCGGATAGCTCTGAAAAATATGGGCGTATACTTGGTACCTTGACTGTTGATGGGGTTTCAATAAACCAAGAGATGGTAGATAAAGGGTATGCTTGGGGCTATGATGGTGGCACTAAGAAAAAAGACTTTGAAGCATTGAAGGCAAAAAGAGCGCTAAATAACTAAGGGGCAAAGGCATGAGGGTAGCGGTTTATTCAATCGCCTTAAACGAAGAACAATTTGTAAAGTCTTGGTATGAGTCAGCTAAAGAAGCTGACTGCTTACTTATTGCTGACACTGGTTCTACTGACGGTACTGTTGCCCTTGCTAAGAGCCTTGGTATCACTGTGGTACCAATTTCAATAAAGCCGTGGAGATTTGACGATGCTCGTAATGCTAGCCTCGCTGCTATTCCTGGGGATATTGATTACTGCATTGCTCTGGATCTTGACGAAGTTTTAATCCCTGGATGGCGGGAAGAACTAGAAAAATCATTTGAAGCAAAGGCTACTCGCCCTAGATATAAGTACACCTGGAGTTGGAATCCTGATGGCACCCCAGGCCTACAATACGGTGGAGATAAGATCCACTCTCGTCACGGCTACCGTTGGAAGCACCCTGTCCACGAGGTAATGATCCCTGATCGTATAGAGCAAGTTGAACATTGGAATGGCCTAGAGATTCATCACCACGCTGATAACTCTAAGCCTAGGTCTCAATACATGCCGCTACTGGCCCAGTCAGTTAAAGAAGATCCGTATGATGATAGGAATGCTTTTTACTATGCTAGAGAGCTATTTTTCTATGGCCAACACAAACAATCCACCGAAGAATTTAAACGACACCTATCCTTACCAAAAGCTTTATGGGGACCAGAACGTGCGGCGTCTATGCGCTACATAGCTAAGATGGATGATGATTGGGCAATAAAAGAAGAGTGGTTTAAGAAAGCTATTAATGAAGCCCCTGATAGACGAGAGGCTTACGTAGAGATATCCCGTATGTATTATGAACAAAGTATGTGGGAACCTTGCTTAAGCTCAGCAGAACGAGCCTTAGAGATAACCGAAAAGCCTTTAGAGTACCTATGTGAAGAGTTTGCCTGGGGATCAGATCCCTGGGACTATGCGGCCATCTCATCATTTAGACTAGGAATGTTTGACAAAGCCATTCAATATGGAACTAAGGCTGTAGAATTGAATCCAAACGATCCACGCCTTACGGCTAATTTAGCATTCTATTTAAAGGAGCAATCCATTGGCAACGACATATAAGATTCTAGGCCAAGTTGCACCGGCAGCAAACGTAGCGGGCGGTACTCAGCTGTATGCTGTGGGCGCCACTAGTTCTGCCGTAGTATCAACTATAGCCATATGTAACAGAGGTTCCTCAGCCGCTACTTACCGCATAGCTGTGCGTGAAGATAACGTAGCTTTAGCTGACAAGCAGTACCTAGCATACGACGCAACTGTACCTGGAAATACAACCTCTACTTATACCCTTGGAGTTACGCTATCTGCTTCTGATTCGATTACAGTTGTTGCTTCTACTGCTAATCTTTCATTTCAAGCATTTGGCTCAGAAATAGGTGCGTAATGGCGGTATCCAATAACGGCCAACCTATTGGCCCTATTCAGTTTACCGATGATAAAGCCGGTAAGCGCGTATTTATAGGTCCTAACACTCCTACTGCACCCACCGATGGTGACATCTGGATGGACTCAGACATCTTTAATAACGCTGGGCAAAATTTAATTTCTACAACTTCTTTATCTGGGGCTTCTAAAGACATATCAGTTTTAAGTATCTATAAGGATATTAGAGTAGTACTTCGTGGAGTACAGCCTTCAGCAAACGCAACTGTAAACATAACAGTAAACGATGACATAACTAATTACGCTACTGGTACCGCGTTATTTACCGTGCCGTTATTTAAATCTGGGGTAACTACTAATCACATGGTCCTTGATATTCTTGACACCCAGGATGGCGCAAGTTTTACCTGGGGATATTTAAAGGGCGTATATACTAATTCATCTAACGCAATAACTGTTATTGATAACACTGGTGTATACACTCAAACTACTGCTCTAACAAAGATCACAATTTCTTTATCCACAGGTACTTTTTCAGGCGGTACTGCCCTAGTATATGGAGTTAACTAATGGCCGTAAAAAGATGGAATGCAACTACTGGTATTTGGGAATCCTTCGGTAGCCCACAGTTAAACCCTGGAAGTCTTGGAATTACACCTTTGTCTATTGGAGCTGTAAACGTAGTTAACGGAACAGTTACTACCGCTTCTACAAGCTCAGGAGTTGTTCGTAATATTTATGTAGGAACCAGTGATCCTTCAGGTGGGGCTGACGGAGATATTTGGGTTAAGTATATCTAATGCCGGGGTCTACCAAGGTTAATGGTTCCTGGAAGACTGCATCTGGGCTTTCAGTAAAAGTAGGTGGAACAT